ATGAAAAAAAACACAGATGATGGGGCTAAAATTTACACACCACTTACCCTAAAGCTTTATGACTGGTGGGTTTTGGGAGTATCAAATCGGCTTGCATGGGGATGCCCTACAAAGGAACACCTTCTTCCACACTTTCTGGAACATTTAGGTAACAACCATCTGGATATTGGTGTTGGCACTGGGTTTTACCTTACTCACGTACCTGAGAGTAGTCTGATATCTTTAATGGATTTGAACGAAGCTAGCCTGAACGCGGCATCTACAAGGGCTGGGGAATCAAAAATTAAACATAAAATTAGCCATGATGTTTTTGAACCTTATCCCGCGGCGTTACATGGTCAATTTGATTCCATTTCCATGTTTTACCTTCTTCACTGCCTGCCTGGAAATATATCTACAAAAAGCTGTGTAATACGCAATGCGGCGCAGGCCTTAACTGACGATGGAACTCTATACGGAGCCACAATTCTTGGCGATGGAGTTGTGCACAATAGCTTCGGTCAAAAACTGATGCGCATTTACAATCAGAAAGGCATCTTTTCAAACACAAAAGATTCCGAAGAAGGCTTAACACATATACTCTCAGAGCATTTCGAGAATGTTAAAACCAAGGTTCAAGGTACTGTAGTAATGTTTTCCGCTTCAGGGAAAAAATAGCATCCAACCGCAGCACGTTCTTGCTTAAGACGTGCTGCGGCATAATCCCAATGATTACTCCCTGACAGGGTTCGTAGGCCACTCAATATCAGGTGCAGTTGATGTATCAACACGGTTCAGCAACACCCGATACTTTTTCCAGGCTTCCAGCAACGAGATTTCTTCCTCCGTTGCAATTTCCAGATCTGCAGCATCCTGAAGCGGCGCAATATACTCACTGGCTACCTGCATCAGGCTGTTTTTTGTTTCTTCTGCCTCCCGGATCCGGAACAGTTTTTCTGCTTCCGTATCCTTCACCCAGGCTGTGCCGTTCCACTTCTGATATTCCCCTTCCGGGGATAACCAGGTGACATTTTCCGGTAACGAGCCAAGTTCAGAAATAAATAACGCGTCGCCGGAAGCCACGTCATAGACGGTTTTTCCCCGATGATCTTCAACGAGATGCCACGATGCCTCATCACTATTGAAAACAGCCACAAAGCCAGCCGGAATATCTGGCGGTGCAATATCGGTACTGTTTGCTGGCAGACCTGTATGAGGCGGAATATATGCATCACCTTCACCAATAAATTCATTAGTTCCGGACAGCAGATTATAAATTTTTATGGTCCGTGGTTGTTCACTCATTCTGAATGCCATTATGCAAGCCTCACAATATAGTTAAATGCGATGTTTTTGACGGTGTTTTCCGCGTTACCAGCAGCGTTAACGGTGATTGTGTGTCCATGTGAGCCAATCGCAACAGAGTGCGTATGAGCACCAATACCGACAGTATGCGTGTGTGCACCTGCGCTTGCAGCAGTACCCGATACAAAGTGCGTATGAGCGCCTGCAGAAGGAGGGATAGAGCTGTATCTAGAATAATCAGGTGCTCCACTTCCCGGAGCCCCCCTGGAACCGGCTGAAGCAGCCGTACCGCTAACACTATGGGTATGCGCCCCGGTGTTATTCGTGGATTTAGTGCCGTAATCAAACGATGATGTGGTTTTCGTCCCCAAATCCGTACTGGATGCGCTGGCGCTGTGGGTGTGCGATTTAATGCCGTCCTGTTCCTGAGACAATACGGCACGACCACTAGCGGGTTTGCCCTTAATCGTCCAGCCACGCATATCAGGGATCACGCCTGACGGATAAGCGGCTGCAAGTTTCGGGTATGCAGATTTGTCAAAAGTCTGCCCCTGCATCAGGGCATAGCCAGACGGAACGGTATCTGATGGCCACGGGATTGGTGCGCCAGGCGGATAAAACTGCTCTGATGGCGTATAGAGTGAATAAACTGTACCGTCCGTTAACCCTTCCGGCTTATTAGCAGAATATGCTGGTGACGTATGAATCGTCACGCTGGCATTACTGGTATAATCCCATTGAATATTTACACCAGTCGCATAATTTCCGATTGCAACGTAAATATCGTAAGTATCACCAGATGTATTGACCCAGGCAAAATTTGTAAACCCTGTCGATGTGCGCTGCCATAAAGCACCAGTAATCCCCTTCGGATTACCATTACCTGCACGCAAAACAAGTTCAGATATACCTGCCTGTTGAGGTGACCCCACGTTAAATCCCGCGCCACCAATCAACGTAATTGAAACAACAGAACTCGCCTGTGGCATGGTTACCGTTGCTAATTTGAACCAACCAGCACCACCGCTGAATGACATTGTTGTTGAGTTAAGCGTACCAATATCTTTCGGCGTCAGTGTTATATCCGCTGAAAGCTCCTTACCATTCACCTTACGGGCAGAAGGTACCCGACCATTCGCATTATCATTAGCTGCTTTCACTGCTTTCGGTGTCGCGGCAAGCGTTTCAGATGCGCTGTTGGTTGCACTACTGAGCTGGACAATTCCTTTTTGTGCTGTCGTAGCGTCATGAGCAGTATATTTCCCGTTAGCAAGGTCATAGGCTGCCTTTACCGACTTTGGCGTTGCCGCCAGCATTTCAGATGTGCTGTTGGTCGCGCTGCTAAGCTGAACTATCCCTTTCTGTGCTGTCGTTGCATCCTGAGCGGTATATTTCCCGTTAGCCAGCTCATACGCGGCCTTAACGGCTTTTGGCGTTGCCGCCAGTGACTCGGAAGTGCTGTTAGTCGCGCTGCTGAGCTGTACTATCCCCTTTTTCGTCGTGCTCGCATCCTCAAGCGCCACGGCGGATGCAATATCCTCTGCCCGTTTTGCTGCTGTCTCGGCGCGCGTTGCCGCGGATTCCGCCGTACTCTTGCTCTGAGCTGCCGCCGTCGCACTGCCAGCTGCCTCTGTCGCCTTCGTGGATGCCGTCGTGGCACTGCCCTTCGCTGCTGATGCTTGTCTGGTCGCCTCATCTTTTGAAGCAGACGCAGATGATGCCGATGACGCCGCCGAACTGGCGGACGATGCGGCAGCCGTTTTTGAGGATTCTGCGCTGGTTTCCGACGCTTTCGCGTTCGTCTCGGATGTCTTCGCTGCGGAAGCAGACCTCGCTGCTGCGCTGGCCTGTTCAGTGGCTTCGCCAGCCTTCGTTGTGGCTGTTGAAGCGGACGATGCGGCGCTTTCTGCCGATTTTCCGGCGGAGCTAGCACTGGCTGAGGCCTGCCCGGCACTTGTTGACGCTGCACTGGCAGACGACGCAGCCGCTGTTTTTGAGCCTGCCGCAGCTGAGGCGCTCTGTCCCGCTGCCGTTTCAGAAGACTTAGCGTTCGTCTCGGACGTTTTTGCCGCCTTCGCAGAATTTGCTGCCGCCGTTGCCGAGGAAGCGGCACTACTGGCGCTCGAGGCTGTGTTCGTTTCTGATGATTTTGCCGCCTCTTTTGAAGCCGACGCATCCCGTGCTGAAGTGGCTGCTTCTGACGCTTTCGTGGTCGCGGTGGATGCAGAAGTGGCGGCTGATTGTTGTGACGCTGCCGCATTCGTTTCTGACGTTTTCGCCGCACCGGCACTGGTAGCCGCCGCGCTTTTTGAGGACTCTGCAGCAGCAGCACTTTTCGATGCTTCACTGGCCTTTGTTGATGCCGTTCCTGCGCTGGAAGATGCTGACTGAGCAGATGATGCAGCCTGTCCGGCTGACGTTCTGGCGGCACGAGCTGAGCCTGCAGCATCGGTTGCATGAGTTGCCGCCTCACTGGCAGATGTGCGGGCATCACTGGCTGACTTCTTCGCGGCTGCCGTGTTCTGTGCCACTGCGGACGCGTTACGCGCCACCTCTTCCACCATCAGTTCAAAACGTCGCAATGCCTCCGGACGGGCATCATCCTCCGTCATGGCACCGAGAAAATCATTCAGCGTACCGGGTTGAGAATCTTCATACACGGTGATGGTCCCGGCATGTGACGGCGGGAATCCCTCCACCAACAGAATAACGCTGTACTGACCGTACTCAACGTCCATGCTGTAACGCCCGGCTTCATCCGGATTTTCTGAGGCCAGCGTGTTCACCACCACCGTGGTGCTGTTACGTTTTGCTTTCAGCTGGATTGTGCAGTTCTGTACCGGTTTTCCTGTGCCGTCTTTCAGTACACCTGAAATCTTTACTGCCATATTCCCCCCACAAAAAAGCCCGCCTGAACCGGCGGGCTGTCATAACACTGTGTTACCTGGCTAATCAGAATTTATAACCGACACCCACGATGAAACCGTCAGTGCGCCAGTCGCCACTGCCGGAGCCTTCATAAGCAATATCAATGGCCACGGATTCGGTCGGGTTAAACTGCACGCCAGCTCCCCACGCCAGAGACGTGTTGCTGTGGCGACCGTCATCACTTCCGGTCAGCACGTCGTGCGTTTTCCCCTTGTTGTCAGTTACGCGGAGATAATCCCCGGAGAAAGTCGACACACGGCTGTAAGCCACACCCGCCATCGCATACGCGCTGAACCATTCATTCACGCGCACAGACGGCCCCACCATCACACTGAACCAGCGGTTACGCACGGAATCTTCATGCCAGCGGGTATCGCTGTAACGGGTAAGCTGGCGATTCTTGTCTTCTGCATAGCTGAATGACGTCACCATTCCCAGCGTGTCCGTAAACTCATAACGGTATTTCACGTTAATCCCGTTCAGATTATCGCTGCCGGGAGCGTTCGTACGGGCATGAAGATACCCCGCGCTCAGTGTGGACTGATGTTCAGACGCCCATGCAGGCGCACCGGATACGGACAGACAGATGGCTGCGGACAGAATAACAGCACATAATTTACGCATAATTACCTCTCGCTTTTCTGCAATAAAAAAGGCGCCATTTCTGGCGCCCGTATATGGATTATAAAATTCAGCTGATACTGATGCCTGCGGTGGCTTTCTTCATCACCACAACCAGCAAATCGCTGATACTTGCTGTGGGATACCAGTTATTCACCAGCCATGCTGATACCGAAAACTCCAGCGTCATGTGACCGTGACCGGCAGGCATATCAATAACGCCACTGTAAATCAGCGTATTATCCAGCGCGGTACGGTTATAAATTTCAGCACCGTTTTTCCGCACTATCAGACGGCATGAGGAGTAAATATCAGTATGCTCTCTCTTATGCTTAGCGCCACTGAATGCCACCGCCGGAATAACAATTTGCCTGTCAAAAGGCTGATCGTCATAAATCCTGACGGTAATGGTCCCTGATGGCCACCGCTCCGGTGCACGGGAGTCCCGGGGAAAAGCCTTACCCACTGTTTTGACAATATCGCCTTCAATCTGGTTGGCGGACAATTTTCCCAGAACCCGGCAGCTCTCGTTAATCGTGACGTTGTTGAGCGTCCCGGAGTTCGCATTCACGTTACCGCTGATATCGGCATTTTTCGCCGTCAGCCGCCCGTCCGGTGTCAGGGAAAATGCCGGAGGATTACCGCCGCTGGTAATGGTCGGAGCCGTCAGGCGTTTCAGGAACACGTCGTTCATGAATATCTGATCGCCCTGACCAACAAACATCGGCTTTGTGTTGCCATTCGCAGGATTAATCATCGCAATCCTGTCTGCCGCCAGCAGCACCTGACTCTGCATGCCGTCGGGGGTGTTCTCAATACCGGCACCGATACCCGCAATATAAAGGCGTCCGTCCTGCATCTGCTGCAGTTTCACGGCCCACATGCTGTTCAGGTTATTATTTGTATCAACCTGAACCTTCTGTATCTGCTGGATTGCCGCACTCTGATTTTCCAGTTTCTTATTGACGGTCTGTGTGATTTCATTGCTGACATCCGTAATGGACGTCCTGATTTCAGCCAGGTCAGGCGCAAGCTGACCGTTATCAATCTGCGTCCACAACTCCTGAGCCAGATGGGTTTTCCCTATCTCGCCTTTGAAAAAATCCAGATAGCCGGAAGCATCATCACTCGGCCGACCAACAGCCTCCACGAATGCCGATTTGCCAACGGTGTTCACACTGCGAACGTAAAAATAATAATCATGGCCCGGCCTGATATTGATACTGGCGGCTATCCAGTACAGCGCCGCACCAAGATAACGCGCGCTGGTTTCAACCTGCCTGATATCCGCAATCCGCTTTTCCGAGAACCAGAACTCAAACTGTACCGTCGGATCATAAACCGCAAGATGCGGCGTGGCGGTTATCTGAAAATACCCCGGCGTCAGCTCAATCCGCGACGGTGCTGCCGGTGCGGCAATCCGGAACGATACCGATGCCGGATCGCCCTGCTGTCCCCACGCATTTACCGCCCGGACTGTCAGCCTGTAGTTCCCCAGCGCCAGCTGCCTGAAGCGGTATGTGGTTTCCGTCGTCCTGGCCGTGCTGACCAGCCGCTCACTGCCGTCATCGGCGGCCACGGTCAGGCGAAGCATAAAGCTCACACCCTTCACCACCTTCGGCGTGTCCCAGCGCGCCAGCACCTGGTATTCACCGCTGTCTGCGGTGACTTCTGCGGTCAGGTGCTGCACTGCTGGCGGCGTGACACCATTCACCGTGCCGCTCTGGTCGCCGTCAAAGTGCGCCCCGTTATCCACGATGGCCTCTTTTTCCGGTACATGCTGCACGGCGGTGATGGCATACGTGCCGTCATCGTTCTCACGGATACTCACGCAGCGGAACAGGCGCTGGCGCAGCGTCAGCAGCTTCAGCCCCCACACGCTGTATCCGGCAACGCCGTCAGGAACGCGGCTCACTTTCACCTTCACGCCGTCGGTGACGGACTGAACCTCCACGCTGACCGGACTCCCCTGCCCGTCAACCAGGCTTATCAGCGTGGTGCCGGAAGGTGGCAGCGTGATTTCACGGTCGAGCGTCAGCGTCCGGGTCTGGCTGTTTACCGCCAGCACGCGCCCGCCGGTGCTGATACCGGCATAGTCATCATCGCAGATTTCAATGACATCGCCCGGTACATGGCGAAGCCCTTCGGCACCCACGCTGAAGTCCACGGTCTGCGTTTCCAGCAGTTCTGTTTTAATCAGCCACAGCCCGGCGCGATGTGCCTGCCCCCGGCTGGTACAGCCAAAAGCATCCATCTTCGTGACGTTACGACCGTAACGGGCAATGGCCTGCGTATCTTCAACAAGCTCTGTCGCCGTCTCCCAGCCGTTGTTCGGGTCAATCCAGTTCACCTCAACGGCATTATGGCGGTCCTTCAGGGCGCTGAAGCTGTAGCGGAACGGCGCGCCATCATCCGGCATCACCACATTACTGCGGTTATAGGTCCACACCTTATCTGATGGTCGGTCCTGCACGAACGTCAGCGTCTGCCCGTTCCATACCGGCATACAGCGCATCGCCGAGCAGAAATCACTGAGCACATCCCACGCCTTGCGCTGTGTGGTCAGGTACGCATTACAGGTGATGCGCGGCTCCGTGCCGCCAAAGCCGTCCGGCACTGACTGGTCGCAGTACTGGCCGATGACATACAGCGCCCATTTATCCACATCCGCCGCACCAAGACGTTTCCCCATGCCGTAGCGCGGATGGGTCAGCATATCCCACAGACACCAGGCCATGTTGTTGCTGTATGCCGGTTTAAACGTTCCGTCCCAGATACCGCTGTATTGCCGCGTCTGCGGGTTATAATTCGACGGCACCTGCAGAATACGCCCGCGCAGATGATAATTACGGCTCACCTGCTGGCTGCCGAACTGCTCCGAGTCCACCTGCACGCCGACCAGTGCCGTGTTCGGGTAGCACTGTTTCACATCGATGATTTCGGTGTATGACGACCAGAGCGTTTTGTTCTGCAGCTGGTCTGTGGTGCTGTCCGGCGTCATCCTGCGCATCCGGATATTGAACGGGCGCGGCGGCAGGTTATCCACCACCACCGAGGCCAGATACTGCGAGGTGGTTTTGCCCTTAATGGTGATGTCTTTTTCCGTCACCCAGCCACCGTTACGCTGTATCTGAACCAACAGGCGGACTTCCGACGGATTCCTGTCTCCCTTTGAGGTGGTTTCCACCAGTGCCTGTACACCGAAGGTAAAGCGCAGACGGTCGATGTTTGCCGACGTGATGGTCCGGGTGATCGGCGTGTCATATTTCACTTCCGTACCCAGCACCGTCTCGGAGCCGGAGGATTCAAATCCCTCCGGCGGTGACTGCTCCTGCTCACCGGCCCGGAACACCACCGTGACGCCGGATATATTGGTATTCCCCTCACTGTCCAGCACCGGCGTACTGTTCAGCAGCACGCTTTTTAATCCATCCACCGGACCTTCAACCGGCCCTTCGCTGATGGCATCAATCACACTCAACAGCTGCGTGGATTTCAGGTTATCTTTCGCTTCGCGCGGGGTATGCCCCTTACTGCTGCCTTTACCCATTCCTCACGCTCCATAAACGACAAAACCGCCCGCAGGCGGTTTCACATAAAATATTTTGCATCATCGACCAATCACCACAACCTGACCACCGTCCCCTTCATCTGCCGTGCTGATCTCCTGAGATACCACACGTGACCCCACGCGCATTTCACCATACAGAACAGGCAGAACATTGCCCTGGGCAACCATGTTATCCAGTGAGGAGAAATAGGTGTTCTGCTTACCGTTATCCGTTGTCTGTGTACGGGGAGTTCTGGCTTTCGGTGCCAGCATCTGCGCCACACCACCAAGTACCATACTGGCACCGAGAGAAAACAGGATACCGGTCATACCACCGGCCCCAATGGCTGCCCCCCATGCTGCAAGGGTGGCTCCGGCAGTAAAGAATGATCCTGCAATGGCGGCAGCCCCCAGAACAATCTGGAATACGCCCCCTGACTTAGCCCCGGCGGCTCTGGGAACAATATGAATCACAGCGCCGTCAGGCAGAGTCTCATGTAACTGCGCCGTTAACCCGAACGTGCTGACGTCCCGCCCGGCAATCCGTACCTGATACCAGCCGTTGCTCAGTTTCTGACGAAACGCCGGGAGCTGTGTGGCCAGTGCGCGGATAGCTTCAGCCCCCGTTTTCACACGAAGGTCGATGCGGCGGCCAAATCGTTGTAAATCCCCGTAAAGGCAGATGCGCGCCATGCCCGGTGACGCCAGAGGGAGTGTGTGCGTCGCTGCCATTTGTCGGTATACCTCTCTCGTTTGCTCAGTTGTTCAGGAATATGGTGCAGCAGCTCGCCGTCACCACAGTAAATGGCGGCATGATTCGGCACCGATGAACCAAAGCAGCACAGCAGCACGTCGCCAGGCTGCGCCTCTGTCAGTGCGACACGGTAAAAACCAGTCGTCTCCATATTGTCAAGATAGAGATTCTGACCGTTACGCCACCAGTCATCCCCGCGATGAAAATCCGGCATCTCAATTCCCGCCAGATGGTAAGCGTCCCGGAACAGCGTGTAACAGTCCGTTACCCCGTGCTCAAAGCGCCGCCCGGTGAGATGCGGCACACAGCGGAATTTATGAATCGCCCCCCGGCAGACCAGCCACCACGGCAAATCACTCTGTACCTGCAGCCGCCGGTCGGCCTCACTCAGCCAGGGCAGACCACCGGGGTGGCTGTGGACCAGCGCCACAATCTCTCCCTGCATTTCTGCACTCAGCCAGTCCTCCGGAGCCATCCGGAAATACGCCTCCGGCTCACCGGAGATATTCACGCAGGGAAAATAGCTTTCCCCCTCCGGCGTTCTCACCACGAAGCCGCACGACTCCGCTGGCGCACATCGCCGGGCGTGCGCCAGAATCGCTGATTCTGTCTCTGTCATGGGATTTACTGCGAAAGTTTGTTAATGGAAAGGAAGCTGCCAAAGTTGCCGACATTATTGCGAAACTTACAGCCACTCAGGCATTTGCTGCATTTATCCTTCGTGATATCGGACGTTGGCTGGTCATATTCATCCGCGACCGCCGGACCGTGATAACCGCACTCATCGCCGCGATAGGTCCAGGTGCAGGTGTTGGTCAGCATGATACGTCCCGGAAAAACAGCGCCGTCCGTTTCCGTCGGCGTGGACAGTACAAAAGAGGCACTCACCGCGCTCAGTTCGCTGCACTGCTCAATGCGCCAGCGGCTGATCACCTCCTGCTCCGGATCGGCGTCACTGTTTCCGTTGACGAAGTTCACCGCATCCAGAAAACGGGCGTAAACCTTACGCCTGACCACCGTTCCGCCGACCAGACTCTGCAGATCTTCCGCCATCCCCGTGACCATGCCGTGCAGGTTAGAAACCGTCAGTGTCGGACGGGCAGCACTGCCCTTGCCGTTCAGTTCAAATCCCGTCCCCTGAATGGGGTATGCCTGATACTGCCGCCCCTGCCAGGTAACCGGCTCACCTTTTTCGTTCTGCTCATTACAGAAAAAATAACGTTCTCCACCGACCTCTGTCAGGTCGATTTCCCAGAGCACCACGCTGGCCGACTGCTCCGCACGGGTGCATTCATTCAGTGTTTCCTGCCGGATATCCTGCATCAGTTCACCACCTGTTCAAACTCTGCGCTGAACTCAACACGCAGCATACTGACCCGCGACGACCATTTTGCGCAGGTCACCTTTATCTGCCGCCACTCATAAGGCGGCGTCCACAGAAAGGATTTCCAGCCCCCGTGCTCTTCCAGAAACGACTCCAGTACCGTGGCCTCCTCACGGGGGACAGAAAGCGTCACGCTGTACGTTTTCAGGTTGGCATTCAACCCGGCAGGCGCTCGCTGGGAATAGCCATCACCAAAGCGCACCTTTCTTACAGAAGGGACCGAAGCCACATCCATACCGGGTTTCACTTTCCAGCGGAAGGTCTTCATCGTCCACCTCCGGAGAACAGGCCACCATCACGCATCTGTGTCTGAATTTCATCACGGGCACCCTTGCGGGCCATGTCATACACTGCTTTCATCATCTGTGGACCTGGCAGACCATTCGTACCGTCGTTCTGAATCACCACGTTGTTGTTCTGCTCAAACCTGATACCCTCTGAACGCCGCATTTGCGCCGGACTTCCGGTGCCACCGACATAACCGCCGGTGGCATAGCCGCGCATCAGCCGGTAGAGATTTCCCACGCCAATCCGGCTGGTTGCCTCCTTCGTGAAGACAAATTCACCACGGTGAACAATCCCCGCTGGCTCATATTTGCCGCCGGTTCCCGTAAATCCTCCGGTTGCAAAATGGAATTTCGCCGCAGCGGCCTGAATGGCTGTACCGCCTGACGCGGATGCGCCGCCACCAACAGCCCCGCCAATGGCGCTGCCGATACTCCCGACAATCCCCACCATTGCCTGCTTAAGCAGAATTTCTGTCATCATGGACAGCACGGAGCGGGTGAAGCTGCGCCAGTTCTGCTCACTGCCGGTCAGCATCGCCGCCATATTCTGTGCAATACCATCAAAGGTCTGCGTGGCTGCACTTTTAACCTGCGACATACTGTCCGTGGCGCTCTCTTCCCACTCACTCCAGCCGGACTTCAGGCCTGCCATCCAGCTCCCGCGAAGCTGGTCTTCAGCCGCCCAGGTCTTTTTCTGCTCTGACATGACGTTATTCAGCGCCAGCGGATTATCGCCATACTGTTCCTTCAGGCGCTGTTCCGTGGCTTCCCGTTCTGCCTGCCGGTCAGTCAGCCCCCGGCTTTTCGCATCAATGGCGGCCCGTTTTGCCCGTTGCTGCTGTGCGAATTTATCCGCCTGCTGCGCCAGCGCGTTCAGGTGCTCCTGATACGTAACCTTGTCGCCAAGTGCAGCCAGCTGGCGTTTGTACTCCAGCGTCTCATCTTTATGCGCCAGCAGGGATTTCTCCTGTGCAGACAGCTGGCGACGTTGCGCCGCCTCCTCCAGTACCGCGAACTGACTTTCTGCCTTCCACAAATCCCGGCGCTGCTGGCTGATTTTCTCATTCGCTCCGGCATGCTTCTCCAGCGTCCGGAGTTCAGCCTGAAGCGTCAGCAGGGCAGCATGAGCACTGTCTTCCTGACGATCGCCCGCAGACACTTTCACGCCGGACTGTTTCGGCTTTTTCAGCGTCGCTTCATAATCCTTTTTCGCCGCCGCCATCAGCGTGTTGTAATCTGCCTGCAGGATTTTCCCGTCTTTCAGTGCCTTGTTCAGTTCTTCCTGACGGGCGGTATATTTCTCCAGCGGCGTCTGCAGGCGTTCGTAAGCCTTCTGCGCCTCTTCGGTATATTTCAGCCGTGACGCTTCGGTATCGCTCTGCTGCTGCGCATTTTTGTCCTGTTGAGTCTGCTGCTCAGCCTTCTTTCGGGCGGCTTCAAGCGCAAGACGGGCCTTTTCACGATCATCCCAGTAACGCGCCCGCGCTTCATCGTTAACAAAATAATCATCCTTGCGCAGATTCCAGATGTCGTCTGCTTTCTTAAACGCAGCCTCTGCCTTAATCAGCATCTCCTGCGCGGTATCAGGACGATCAATATCCAGCACCGCATCCCACATGGATTTGAATGCCCGCGCAGTCCTGTCTGCCCAGGTCTCCAGCGTGCCCATGTTCTCTTTCAGGCGGCGGGTCTGGTCATCAAACCCTTTCGTTGCGGCCTCGTTCGCCGCCTGCAATGCCCCGGCTTCATCGCCGGAACGCTGCAACTGAGCAACATACGCAATCTGCTCCGCCGTCACGTTATGGAACTGGCGTGCCATCGCCGTCAGCCCCGACGTCGGGTCAGTGGTCAGCTTCCCGAAGGCTTCAGCGACCTTGTCCACCTCCACGCCGGATGCAGAGGAGAAACGCGCCACACTCTGGCTGATGGACGCAATCTGAGCCTCACCGCTTACCCCCGCCTTAACCAGTGCGCTGAGTGACTCGCTGGTCTGGTTAAACGTCAGCCCTGCCGCCTGCCCGGCTCTGGACAGGACCAGCATACGATCTGCCGTCAGCCCGGCCTGATTGCCGGAAAGGACCAGCGTTTTGTTGAAATCGGACAGGGTTGAGTTGCCCTGATACCAGGCATACGCCAGCGCACCGGTCGCCACCGCCAGCGAGGTGGCCCCCACCATCGGCAGGGTGATCGCACCGGCAAGCCCCCTGAACATGGGGATCATCCCGCCGAAGGAGTCCTTCACCTGCCCCCCCTGTTGCAGCAGGATCAGCCACGGACTTTGCCCGCCTGCAAGCTGCGTGGCCACGTCGGTGAACTGTGCAGGCAGCATACGCATGGCGGCTTTATACTGCCCGACGGAAATCCCTGCTTTCTGTGCAGCCAGCGCCTGTCGGCTCAGCGACTGTTCAACGACTGCCGCTGTTCTTTTCGCATCACTTTCCGTACCGGAAAAATGACGCCTGACTCTGGCCATCTGCTCGTCAAATCTGGCCGCATCCAGACTCAAATCAACGACCAGATCGCCTACCGGTTCAGCCATACCGGACTCCTCCTGCGATCCCTTCTGATACTGTCATCAGCATTACGTCATCCTCCGTCATGTCCGCCACATCCGGGGAAGCGGGGATAACTTCATTCCCGTCCGGGCCAAAGCGGACACCTCCGGCAAGCCCTGCCGCTTTCTGCATCAGCACATCATCTTCAGGCTCTTCGTCAGCCTCGCGCCGGTTCAGCAGACTGAAATCCAGCGGATGCATATCCGGATCGCTGAAAAACAGGCTGAGCACGGTGTACGTCAGCCCGGAAAAGTGCATATCCAGCAGAACATCATGAAAATAATGGGTACTGTAAAAGCGGTGCCAGTCGGCATACTCCGTGGATGACATCCCGGCAAGCATGGCACGCCAGTCGGGTCGCCCCATCTCACGCGCCAGTTTCAGGGCAAAACTCAGCTCACCGTCGAACACTTTCCCGCAGAAACAGGCTCTGCGGGCCCGGCGTCCTCTGCCTGTTCAGGGGCATTATTCACCACAAACTCATACATACCAGACAGCCGGTACACCACGTTTTCAGCATGAGAAATTGCCTCTGTGGGCCAGGTGGTAAGCACTTCCTGCTCAATCTGTTTAACGGCTTCATTCATGGAAGGCTGCTTTGTCTTCTGCGGATGGTTATGCCACAGGGACATCGCCACCAGAAACGCGCCGGTTCTGATGGCGTCTTCCACAGTAAACTTCCGGTTGCTGTCTGACTCCGCCTGTTCTGCCTGCCGTTTCATCAGGGCGAGATGCTCAATACGCTGCAGGGCTGACAGTTCAGAAAGCGTGACGGTCACACCGTTATGTTCAAATGATTCGGTTTTCAGGAACATCTCTGACTCTCCGGATTAACTGGCGGTGACGGTGATTTCTGCAACCGCAGCAAACTCACCATTACCGGATACAATCGGAATGTTGACCTTGCCTGCAGCAACGCCATTCACGGTGATGGTCATACCACTGACCGACACGGTGGCTTTTGTTTTATCCGCTGACACCGCACGGAAGCTCTTGTCGGTTGCGCCTTCCGGCTGGAATGCCACGGTCAGCGTGGTGCTCTTCCCTTTCACTACGGAAGCGCTGGCTGGCGTCACGGTCATACCGGTTACCGCTGTTACCGTGCTGCGATCTTCTGCCATCGACGGACGTCCCACATTGGTGACTTTCACCGTGCGGGTGATCACTTCCTTCGCCGTCACCGCCTTACCGATACTGCTGACCCAGCCGCGGAACACATCGACCGTGCCGTTCGGGAAGCGGATTTTATAGGCACGGGTATCACCTTCATTAAACCACGCCAGCAGCGCCTGCTGCCCCTGCTCTCCGGGCATCCACGCCAGCGTGAAGCTGGTATCTCCGGCGGATTTCTGCCCCTGTCCGGTCGCGGCCCAGTCCGCATCTTCATCATCGAGATAACTGTCGTCATAGGACTCAGCGGTCAGTTCGCCGGGCGTCAGGTCTTTAACCTTTGCCAGACGCGACCAGTCATTGTCTGAAAGCGGGTTTGCATAAGGGTCGCCGCTCCCGTTATAAACCCACAGGGTGGTCCCGGCCCCTTTCACCGGTGCCAGAGGATTTGGTGTTGGCATATCGTCCTCACATTTCATAGGTAATGACATAAGTCAGATCGGCTGAACTCCACAGGCCCGCATCATCGTCGCGCCGGTAGTCATAGCCGCTGGCCACCATACTGGTGATCAAATCTGACAGTGCCGGGATATCGCTCATCACCGGATAAATCCGGGACTCCATCCACGCATCCAGCTCTGAATCCGGCACCTGAGCAGGCAGGAAAACTTCGATATGCAGCTCCGCTTGCCAGGTATCGCTGTCCAGCTCTTCGCCCGTGTATTCAGCGCCGGTGAGATAAACGGCAACTGCCGGAAAATCCGCCTCATCAAAAACAGCGGGGCGACCATCAAAAAGCGTCGCCCCGGTGTCATGCTTCTCCAGTGCATCCAGTACGGCTGCACGGAGTTCAGTATGTTTCATCGCTTTATTACCATTCTCAGTTGATGCTGCAGCGCATAGCCCAGCTCTTTCGGAAGACGTTCACGCCGTATCCGTTCAATATTCTGTTTAAACGCCGTGGTAAGCGGCACCGCCATCGGGATTTTCACCACATCAATGGGGTAACGGTTTTTCCCGGCCACACGCTGCATGACATGCCACCGGCCATTTTTCAGTTGCTGAATAAACGCGCCGGGAATACGACGGTTTCCCACCACAAGCACGCTGCCGCCACCTTTCAGGGATGAACGCTGCCCCTTTTTACGACGTCTGCGGCGGGAAAGGACAACCCGCGCGTTACCCAGCTTGATTACGGGCAAATCCCCCCGGTTAACCCTGATTCTGGCCTGCGGATTTTTGACCGTGGCCCTTTTCAGCCTGGCCCTTTCCTTTACCAGTTTCCGGCGTACCTTTGTCTCACGGGCAACCTGTGCCACCGACTGCGATATCGCGGATGACGCAACGCGGTTAATGGCCATTGCGGCGGCACCGGGCACCGCCGTTCTGCTGATACGGCTGAGGTTTTCAACGGCCTGCTCAAGACCTTTTATGGCCATACATCCCCCTTTCAGCGGCGACGGTTAACGGCAGGCGGTACGCCCCGCCCAAGCCAGAGATGACAGCTTCCGCCATCATCCGGCGAAATCCGGTCTATCCAGAAGTTTTCCTCACCGATGGTCAGCGTGTCGCCGCGCCGCAGCTGCCGCACATCATCAGTCCGGACAAACAGGGACGGGCTGGAGCCTTCAACGCGCACGCCCTGTCCGGCATAGCTGATATTTTCAGGGTCATCAAAAACACCACGTATCACAGCACCGGACTGCTCACCGGATGTCATGGTGGCTGACGTTCCCATGTACCCGCGTATCGTTTCATCGGCGCAGGCAATGGCAGCATCGAACAGGTTATCGAAATCAGCCACAGCGCCTCCCGTTATTGCATTCTGGCCAGGCCGCGCTCTGTCATTTCAGCTGCCACACCGGCAGAGACACGGAACGCCGTTCCCGGCAGCACAAATGCCACAGCCTCATCCCGCGTGGCGTGAAGTGCATCAGTATGCAGCGTCACCAGTGCCACAACCGTGACCAGATCAGCCGTATCAGTCACGGTATCCGGCTGCGCTGATACAACCTCATTTTCATGTCCGGTCAGCACATTTTCCAGGCTGAGAGGGGTATCCTGATCGGCAGTGTCGCCCGTGTCATCAAGCTCTTCTTCCAGCTCTGCCACACGGAGCGCCAGTTCTTCTTTCGTCCCCGTCAGGCTGATATCACGGTTCAGTTGTTCACCCAGCGAGCGGAGACGGGCAATCAGTTCATCTTTCGTCATGGACTCCTCCACAGAGAAACAATGGCCCCGAAGGGCCATGATTACGCCAGTTGAACGGACACGAACTCATCAGGATCAGCCAGCAGCATCAGCGGTGCTGACTGAATCATGGTGAACTCACGCGCCGGATCGCCGGTAGTCACCCAGTTTTTCGGGTAACGGGCAGAGGCGTTAATGCCTTCGCGCTGTGCATCCGCATCCTGAATGCAGCCATAGGTGCGCAGACCGCGAGCCTGAGTGTTCCCCAGCACCATCGTGTTGTCCGGCAGGAAGTTCTTTTTGACGCCGTTTTCCACGTACTGTCCGGAATACACGACGATGGCCACATCGCCATACATTCCCTTATAGGACACCGCTTTGCCCAGGTCTTTTACCGCTGTCTCCAGCTCGGAATGAGAGCCGCGACGGGTATCCAGCTTCTCCTTGACGGCTTTGAAGGAACGGAACAGCGCCCAGCCTTTCGGATCAAACACGATGATATTCACCACACCGCTGGCGTTCAGCGCGTAGGCTTCGATATCGTCGGTCGGGTCATACGTGGACTTGTCACGCTTGCTCCACTCCGTGCCGCCGGACTGCGTGATGTTATTCGCCTCACTGCGGCCCATATCCACCTCAACCGGATCGAAGGCTTCACCGGTCATGGTATATTTGCCCTTAAGCACGGCAGAAACTGCCTGCATCTCTTCGACCTGAGCAATGGCCAGCTCTTCGTCACGCATGTTCTGCATGATGATGCGACGGCGGCGGTAAGCCGGGTCCGCCAGATTCTGCGGATCTTCATCCGGCAGGCGACGCAGGGTCATCTGCGGATTCACTTCATGCTTGGGTTTGACATATCCCGGCGTAAATTCAGAGGTGGAGCCGCCACGGGAACGGATAACCTCACCGGAAACAATCGGCGAAACGTACAGCGCCATGTTTACCAGTCCCGGAATTTGTGAGAGATAGACTTTCTCCGTAGTGAAGGGATAGCTCTCACGGAAAAAGAGACGCAGAAACAGCGGATCAAACTTAAATTTCTGCTCATTTGCCGCCAGCAGCTGGGCGGTTGTGTACATCGACATAAAAAAATCCCGTAAAAAAAGCCGCACAGGCGGCCTTTAGTGATGAAGGGTAAAGTTAAACGATGCTGATTGCCGTTCCGGCAAACGCGGTCCGTTTTTTCGTCTCGTCGCTGGCAGCCTCCGGCCAGAGCACATCCTCATAACGGAACGTGCCGGACTTGTAGAACGTCAGCGTGGTGCTGGTCTGGTCAGCAGCAACCGCAAGAATGCCAACGGCAGCACCGTCGGTGGTGCCATCCCACGCAACCAGCTTACGGCTGGAGGTGTCCAGCATCAGCGGGGTCATTGCAGGCGCTTTCGCACTCAATCCGCCGGGCGCGGTTGCGGTATGAGCCGGGTCACTGTTGCCCTGCGGCTGGTAATGGGTAAAGGTTTCTTTGCTCGTCATAAACATCCCTTACACTGGTGTGTTCAGCAAATCGTTAACGGCATCAGATGCCGGGTTACCTGCAGCCAGCGGTGCCGGTGCCCCCTGCATCAGACGATCCAGCGCAGTGTCACTGCGCGCCTGTGCACTCTGTGGTGCTGCGGCCAGAATGCGGCGGGCCGTTTTCACGGTCATACCGGGGGTTTCTGCCAGCACGCGTGCCTGTTCTTCGCGTCCGTGAGCCTCCTCACAGTTGAGGATCCCCATAATGCGGCTGTTTTCTGCCGCAACCGCTGCGGTGATCTGCGCGTTCACGTCCGGCTGCGCCGCGCTGGCGTTCTCGCCCTCCGTCGCTGGCACCACGTCAGTAACGTCAGCCTGCGAAGCAGTGGCTGAAACAGTTGTTGATTGAGTCTCTTTGGTCATTCGCCCTCCTGAGAGACGGGATTTACGTGCATCCAGTGCATCACGCATGACGGTGATCGCATCGGTGCTGTTAACAAGTTCATCAGCCAGTCCGGCATCAATGGCCTCCTGACCGCTGTACACTGCAGCCTCGGTATCCAGCACAGCCTGCACGGACAGGCCGGTATATGCCGACACCTTCTGTGCAAACATCCGGCGGGTTGCATCCATCCGGGACTGCAGTGTCTCCCGGACGTCATCAGGAAGATGGCTGTAGGGGTTGCCATCCACCTTATGGCTGCCGCTGTAAATCAGCGTGATTTCCACCCCCTGTTTCTCCAGCGCAGCACCGTAATTACTGTGAGCCATCATGACGCCGATGGAGCCTGTCCGGGCGGTCTGTGTGACCAGACGCCGGGAGGCGGCGCTGGCAAGCAGCTGACCTGCACTGCAGTTCATGTCGTTGGCCAGCGCCCATACCGGTTTTATGTCACGCACACGGGCGATGATGTCAGCACAGTCAAATGCTCCCGCCACCATCCCGCCGGGCGTGTCCATATCCAGCAGAATGCCGTCCACCATCGGGTCGCTGGCAGCCTGTTGCAGACGGGCGATAATGCCGTTGTAACCGGTCATCCCCGAATACGGCTTCAGCGCCCGCGTCCGGCTGACCAGCGTGCCGGACACCGGCAGCACGGCGATGCCGTTCATGACCTGATAACTGCGGGCCTGTCGTGGTCCGTCACCATCACCGGATAACGCCAGCGTCGCGGGTGCCTCTCCGGCAGTCAGGCTGTCGCCGGACACCGCATCCGTCAGGCGGCTGATCCCAAGCTGGCCTGCAAGCGCACAAAAGAAAACCCGCGCATAGGCGGGTTCAAGCATCAGCGGCTCATTAAAAGCCATGCTGGCAATATGCGGGAGATTACGCAGCTCTGCTGTCACTCTTCTCCTCCTCTGTTGATTGTCGCAGCCCGGATTCAAATGCCGCAGCCGCCCAGGCGGGCGGTTTAAGACCGGCTGCACGGCGCTCCATCGTTTCACGGACCTGCTGGGCAAAAATTTCCTGATAGTCGTCACCGCGTTTTGCGCACTCTTTCTCGTAGGTACTCAGTCCGGCTTCTATCAGCATCACCGCTTCCTGTACTTCTTTCAGACCATCGATGGCCATACGACCGGAGCCTATCCAGTCGCAGTTCCCCCAGGCGCTGCGGGCTTCCTGAAAGCTGAAACGCGCTTTTGAAGGTAACGTCACCACGCGGCGAACGATGGCCTCTTCCAGCCAGCACAGAAACATCTGGCTCGCCTGACGGGATGCGACGAATTTTCGCCGCCCCATAAAGTGCGCCCACGACTCGTTCGCGCTGGCCCGTGCCGTGGAGTAGCTCATCTGGGCGTAATTCCGGGAAAGCTGCTCATACGAGACACCCAGCCCGGCAGCGATATACCGCAGCAGTGACTGCTCAAACACGGAGTAGCCGTTATCCGTGTCCTGAGCCGTCTGCAGGTTCAGTGAGTCACCCGGCATCAGGTGCGGTACTTTTGCGCCTCCCAGCCGGACCGGCGCTGCGGCGTAATACGCGGCAATTTCACCAATCCAGCCGGTCAGCCTGTCCCGCTGCTCCTGACTGTTCGCGCCCAGAATAAAATCCATCGCTGACTGCGTATCCAGCTCACTCTCAATGGTGGCGGCATACATCGCCTTCACAATGGCGCTCTGCAGCTGCGTGTTCTGCAGCGTGTCGAGCATCTTCATCTGCTCCATCACGCTGTAAAACACATTTGCACCGCGGGTCTGCCCGTCCTCCACGGGTTCAAAAACGTGAATGAACGAGGCGCGCCCGCCGGGTAACTCACGGGGTATCCATGTCCATTTCTGCGGCATCCAGCCAGGATACCCGTCCTCGCTGACGTAATATCCCAGCGCCGCACCGCTGTCATTAATCTGCACACCGGCACGGCAGTTCCGGCTGTCGCCGGTATTGTTCGGGTTGCTGATGCGCTTCGGGCTGACCATCCGGAACTGTGTCCGGAAAAGCCGCGACGAACTGGTATCCCAGGTGGCCTGAACGAACAGTTCACCGTTAAAGGCGTGCATGGCCACACCTTCCCGAATCATCATGGTAAACGTGCGTTTTCGCTCAACGTCAATGCAGCAGCAGTCATCCTCGGCAAACTCTTTCCATGCCGCTTCAACCTCGCGGGAAAAGGCACGGGCGTCTTCCTCCCCGATGCCCAGATAGCGCCAGCTTGGGCGATGACTGAGCCGGAAAAAAGACCCGACGATATGATCCTGATGCAACTGGATGGCGTTGGCGGCATAGCCGTTATTGCGTACCAGATCGTCTGCGCGGGCATTGCCACGGGTAAAGTTGGGCAGCAGGGCTGCATCCACACTTTCACCCGGTGGGTTCCACGCCCGCAACTGCCCACCAAATCCGCTGCCACCGCCGTGATAACCGGCATATTCACGCAGCGATGTCATGCCGTCCGGCCCCAGAAGGGTGGGAATGGTGGACGTTTTCATACATAAAATCCTGCAGGTCCCCTGCGTCGCTGTGTCATGCCGGTCTGCACTTCCAGCTCCGCAATGTATTTTTTCAGGTCAGACACGGAAGTGGCCGTAAACTCCACTCGCCGTCCGTCTTTCTGTACCGTTGCCACCCGTTTACCTGTCATCAGGTCATGCAGTGCCGCACGGGCAGCGGCAAGTTCTTCCTGTCGCGTCATTCATCCTCTCCGGATAAGGCACGGGCGTAATCTGCCAGTGTTTTCTTGTTGGTTGCTGCACCATCCTCTTCCTGCAGGCTCGCCAGCAGTGCACTGAGATCCAGCTGCCAGCGGGAAATACTGATGCGCAGCGCCGCCAGCGCATAAACGAAGCAGTCGAGCGCCTCATTGCGTCGCTTTTTGCTGTCCCACAGTATTTTTTTCCTGCCATCCACCCATTTTTCGACCTGCTCTTCAGCAGTCAGCTGTTGCGCTTCGGTCAGATCAAAAATATCCGGGTTATTCGGGAAGTGAACGGCACCGGGAAGCGGTTCATCCCCTTCCGGCGTCAGTGTGAAGCGGTTATAAATCTGCTCTTTCGCGGTATCCGTACCAATTTCGGTAAGGTAAACCCCGTTTTTGTTTCGCTTACGTGGCATGCTGGCCACAGGCTTTCCGTAGACGGATGCCCCTTTAATGGGGATCACCCGGAACAGCCCATGCTTTTTCGAGCGTTCATACACAATGGTCGGGTCAATCCCGCCAGTATCCCAGCAGATACGGGATACCGACATTTCTGCACCATTCCGGCGGGTATAGGTTTTATTGATGGTCTCATCCACACGCAGCAGCGTCTGTTCATCGTCGTGGCGGCCCATAATAATCTGCCGGTCAATCAGCCAGCTTTCCTCACCCGGCCCCCATCCCCATACGCGCATTTCGTAGCGGTCCAGCTGGGAGTCGATACCGGCGGTCAGGTAAGCCACACGATCAGGAACGGGCGCTGAATAACGCTCTTTCCGCTCTGCCATCACTTCAGCATCCGGACGTTCGCCGATTTTCGCTTCCCACGTCTCACCGATCGTGGTGTTCACGAAGGTTTTACGTTTTCCCGTATCCCCTTTCGTCTTCATCCAGTCTTTGACAATCTGCACCCAAGTGGTGAACGGGCTGTACGCTGTCCAGATGTGAAAGGTCACACTGTCAGGTGGCTCAATCTCTTCACCGGATGACGAAAACCAGAGAATGCCATCACGGGTCCAGATCCCGGTCTTTTCGCAGATATAACGGGCATCAGTAAAGTCCAGCTCCTGCTGACGGATGACGCAGGCATTATGCTCACAGAGATAAAACACGCTGGAGGGATCATCCGGCATCCATTTGAGGCCAAACGGCGTCTCTTTGTCGCCAAATTTAAGGTGCTGCTCCTCCCCGCAGTGCGGGCAGGCAACATGAAAACGCATAAAATGCGGGGATTCACTGGCTGCACGCTCAATCTGGCAGGTGCCTCTCACTTTGGGCGTGGAGCCACGGATGGACTTTGGCCAGACCGAGCCTTCAATACGTTTGTCGCCAAGGAACGTCGGAGAGCCTTCCTGTTCAATATCCTCATCAAAGGCAGCAAGTTCATCATAACCCGCCACATCCACCGACTTTTCACGGTAGTTTTTTGCCGCTTTACCGCCCAGGCACCAGAAGCCACGACCATTGGAAAAACGCTTCATAGTGAGCGTGTTATCCCGGTGCTTTTTGCCATACCACGGAGCCAGCGCCAGCAGCGACGGAATATCACGTATGGTCGGCTCAACGTGGGTTTTCATAAAGTTCTCGGCATCACCATCCGTCGGCAACCAGATAAGGGTGTTGCGCTGCTTATGCTCTATAAAGTAGGCATAAACACCCAGCAGCATTTTGGAATAACCGACACGGGCAGACTTCACCACATTCACCTCACGGATGTAGTCGCTGCCCATCGCATTCATGATGGCCCGCTGAAAGGGCAGTGTTTCCCAGCGCCCTTCCTGGTATGCGGATTCTTTCGGGAGATAGTAATTAACATCCGCCCATTCAACGGCGGTCTGTGGCTCCGGCCTGAACAGGGCACGAAGCCCGGCGCGTACATCACGCCGCAGAATATCAATCTGACTGTTCGATATATTCACTCAGCAACCCCGGTATCAGTTCATCCAGCGCGGCTGCTTTGTTCATGGCTTTGATGATATCCCGTTTCAGGAAATCAACATGTCGGTTTTCCAGTTCCGGAAAACGCCGCTGTACCGAGAGAGGGATCCCGTCAAGAATACTGGCAATTTCACCTGCGATCCGTGACAGCACGAAAGTACAGAATGCGGTTTCCACCACTTCTGCGGAGTCTCTGGCATTCTTCAGCTCCTGTGCGTCGGCCTGCGCACGCGTAAGTCGATGGCGTTCGTACTCAATAGTCCCAGGCTGGAGATCTGCCTCACTGGCAGCCCTGTAATCCTCAACCTCTTTACGGAGTTTTTCATTTTCGATATCAGCCTCCCTCTGCGCATACCACTGAATTGCCATGGAGGTATCAAATACAGATTCAACGCCCTTACCACCTCCGGAGACGCAAGGGAGTCCCTGAGACTGCCAGCGTTCAATCGTTCGCGGATCCACGTTGAAAATTTCGGTAAGTTTCTTTTTATTAACCTTCATGAAACAGTCTCACAACAAACACAGGGTCCGACATGAAAGTGCCCGAAAATGACTTTTTTAGGCGTTTTCATGTCGGACCTTTTACCGATTCGATATTAGAAAAAACAAATAGTTATGTTCGAGAAGTACCGACATGATTTTCCCCGGAAAATTTTCATAAATAGCGAAAACCCGCGCGCCTTCCGCCCCGTGGCAGGCCACCCCACCGGAAGGACCCGCACAAATGAGAGCGTTTGTCATTAACATTTACAGATAAGATGACGTACATCATTGAAACGCCATTCAGCCATATACCGGCAGCATTCGTAGTTGCACTCCGTAACTCTGCGACTTAGGTTAAAAACATGGCCCTCTTTTGCCACCGGCAAATCTTCAATGGATTTCCCCTGCCGGTTTTTTATTTTCGTCGATGCATAACATTGCATTTACATCAATAGCGGCTATTGTCATTAGTATGTTGCATCAATGCATGGGTGGTATTGGCGGTCTTCGCCGGCCGGTTCTGTGTAGCTGCTCCCTGTGACCGGTTTTTTATTTCTCACATTACAGCACCCCCTTAGAGTGAAGGGCTGCTGTAATGCCTGTTACTCACGAATCAGGCGAGCACTCTTACTATTCATTTCAATACGCGAATACTGCGGATTACCATCAATGATGTCTGTCATTACGAACACCTCACCCGGCTGCAGTTCAACTGCACCTTCCGGTGATTTCATACCGGCAAATACCGGACAGCCCGGATGGCGATCATCTTCTGTTGCTTCCAGCATTGACTCACCAAACCACGCCGTTGTGGCACGACCATCAGCAGCCTTGTAGTGGATCAAGTACTGGTTTTCGCCATCCGCATACTGCGCGCGAGCTTTAACCTCACCCCATTCATCACTGATGCGCATCTCCACCAGTTGTGACAGTTCAAACTTAAACGGAACAGCCACAGCACCAATTGCAACCGGTTTGTTTTCTGTTTTTTCCATCATCATCTCCAGATATAAAAAAGCCCCGCATTTGCGGGGCTACAAACAGGCATCACAGCCAGTTAGCTAAGTCCGACAGACATAAAATCATCACTACCTAAACGATGGGAACCATAACGAACTTCATACTCCCCATTCAATTCAGAGCGTTTAGACTTTGCGCCATCCTCCGTTGCATAAATGCCGACCAGATGCCAGGGTTTGTCACGTACTACAGCCCAACCAAGAACCCATCCCTGATTATCAGGATCAGCCTTCAGGTTATTTTCTACAAACATAGTGTTCTCCTTTTGGGTACCCAGAGACATTCTATGTCATTCATGAAACAGGCAACAACGTGGCCGTTACAATCCCTGCCATATTTGCGTTCAGATCACATTCAACAGAAATTTCTTCATCCGTGGCATCCACTTCATATGTCCGGGAATAACACTCCGTGCATTTACCACTGAAGATATCCTTAACCAGAACACGTCCACGCTGCAAAACCCTAAATGGAATCGTTCCGTTAAAGGGCTTTACGGTTACCAGTAATCTCTTCATATCCCCTCCGGATAAAAATGCCCCTTGCCGCCCGGGCTGTTGTTCAAAGTTCATCCTGATTCGGGCAAGATTCAGAATGTATAAGACAAATTGGCACACACAGCAGAATTTCATGCTTTCCGGACGCTGGCGCACCCTTCATTTTTCAGCGAAATATTCTGCTCTTACGGGCGATCAGCTCTGCAGACACTGTCGAACACCGTCGACAATTTCGCAGACCTGAGAAGCCGTATCGAAAAGCTGGCGCGCCTTATCCAGGCTGACGCATCCCACCAGGAAAAAAGGCACCAGTATCGCTACCAGTGCCCATTTCGCCGCCGTTCGCGGCATTCTGTGTGTCCGGCGTTTTCGCTTCATCTCACTATCCACCAATCAATCCGGATAAGCTCAATACTCGCCAGGCGGTGGAAATGAAAATGGCAACCAACATTGCTGAAAATGAAAGGCCAACAACCACACAGAGAATTCGCGCCAGTTTTATAATGCTATCTGACATATTTACCCCTGCCCCACTTACGATTTCACAGCAATGATCAATTTTGCCATCCCATACAGCATCGGAGACACAGTGATACCGACCGCCACCCACTTAATGGCAAAAGCCACCGCCCGGATAAGGCAGAGATTCGCCGGATTTTCTGTCTTATCTACAAACATATGCTATCGCTGCAACCGCAAAACCAATTGCCCCGATCATTGCCGATAATGCAAGAATAATTCCGGCAATATTTGCTGCTTTAGGTGTCATACTGCCCCCTATACTCAGAAAGGTTTTATTGTTATCCTTTACCTGCATGAATTATCTCCATGTCTAATTTGTCAAAATGCAACCCCGGACTGTTCCCCCAGCCGGGGTTTTGCTTTACTTATCGTTTCAACTGAAAGTGAGGCCCGTCCTTTAACGACCGCCACTCACCACCCCATTCGATGGGGGTATTCAGCTCTGCGGCAGCCTGCTTAAATGCCTGTGCGATTTCCTCGTACAGAGGCCAGTCCCATGACACCTGGCTGCCAATGTAGGCAACAACATCCACCGCATCACCGGTCAGGTGGCGGCTGTTCATGGTCTGGCTCTTGCCTTCTGCAACCAGCTGTTTCTGGCGATACTTACTGCGCAGGCCTTCCGTAATACCGAAATCAACCTCCGTCAGCTCCAGCGCACGGCGAACTACAGCAACCAGCTGTGGTTTGACGCCCTCCAGATTTTTTTCGCTTCGACGACTGAATCTGAATTTACCCGACACATTCACCTCAACAATGGAAAGATTCTTGCGACGCTCCCGCGTGCACGTATCACCAGCACGCAGAACAGCAGGTTAAAAAACACTTCCAGCCAGCCCGTTGCTAACGGGCGACCACACAGATAGCTGAGGGGCGCAAAGGCATACAGCAGCATCAGCAGCCAGGCCAGCCACGACATCAGCGGTTTATGTCTCGACTCACCACGACGATAAAAAAAGAGCGTCAGCACGATAACCGTGCTTAACGCCACATTCAGTAATCCGGGAAGGTTACTTAACATTACCGCCTCCACCCCGCAGACGGGAGAACAGCCCGGATACCAGCGATGCGATATCCTGCTGGTGGATGAATGAGAGAATCTTCACCGACACCACCGATACCAGCACCGCACACAGCGCATCTGCCGATGTACCGTCATACCCTGTTTTTGATGCAATCCAGGCTGACAGCACGCGCGCCCCCAGCACGCCGACGATAAACGACACCAAAAAATGCGCCACCACACGCCAGACTGAAAGCGCCTGCGGCATCGTTGCCACAAATAACGCCCCGGCGAACGCACCAAACACAATCCCGAAATCCGTTCCGGTAAACAGCCCGAATACCGTCGCCCCACCGAGCGCCGCAGCCGTGCCGGAACCAGATAAGGGTTCAGACATACGTTTTTCTCCTGTAAATAAAAAAGGGCCACCAGCGGCCCGTAAAAACACCCCGTCAAAGGCGCCCGCAGATGCCTTTTGCGCGGCGTTATTTGATGTGATATGCGCCGGGTGTGGCGAGGATATGAAAAAGGCCCGCCGTAGCGAGCCATGAAAAAAATGAATAAAAAAAACCGCCTGGTGCGGCGGTTAAGGATGTATTTCCAAGTTTTGCTTAGTACGCGATTAATCTCAACGTTATTCTGAGCGATGCTTACAACATCAGAATGATGCATTACCGACCCTGCCAGGAAATACAAAATCTCCACCGATAATGCACCATTCTGCTGTCGTAAAAAAAATCAGCACTGAGGCTAACCTGGCCTCAAATCATAGCCAGAGAACAGAATGTCTCTTAAAACAACCTGCTCCCACGTAATAAAAAATACGCCAGTGCTGCAATACAATAAGGCTTATTTCAAATGCTGGAGCGGGTAGCGGGAATCGAACCCGCATCATCAGCTTGGAAGGCTGAGGTAATAGCCATTATACGATACCCGCATATGGTGCCGACTACCGGAATCGAACTGGTGACCTACTGATTAAAAGTCAGTCGCTCTACCTACTGAGCTAAGTCGGCACTGGCCCGCCACCGAGGACTCGAACCTCGCACCATCAACTTAGAAGGTTGATGCTCTATCCGGATGAGCTAGTAGCGGCTGGTGGCCCTTGCTGGATTTGAACCAGCGACCTGGCGATTATGAGTCGCTCGCTCTCACCACTGAGCTAAAGGGCCGGGCGCAGGATAATAACGTTACGAAATCAATGTTGCAAGCATTCAAAAATCCCCCTTATCTCCTCCACCAGCGCATTCACCATGTCTATCCGAGATAAGTGGCACAAAAAACCCGCTTGTGGGCGGGTTTTGTTTGCTTTTGCCATCACGTACAAAATCGGCAAAATATCAGATTTGCATGAAATATATGCCTTTCAATCTACTTTTGCAACACTTCGCTTTGAAAATGCCGCCTTTTGTTTTGAGCGTGTTCTCATTACAAACAATAAAGCCTCACTATCAAGTCGGTGAAAAATGTGTTTCATTGCAACCCAGTGACGAGTAAATGTTTTGGACCAGTTTTTAGTTGTCACTCCCGCCAGTAATGCCAGCTCCTGGTATTCATAACCTTCCCCACCAAAAAGCTCTGCTTTTACTGCCTGCGCCGCCAGCCAGATTAATTTTTTCAGGCGTTCCTGCGTTTTCCCTGCAATTTTTCTGGTACCGGATTGAGTATTAAATTCATTCCACGCCCACCGTGTTATCGCGATCTGATATTCCCAACAAATACTCCCGCTGTAACACCACAACAACCAGGCTTTATGATGTTCTTCAAGAGACAGAACAGCCCGCCGCCACGATGATGTCGAAAACTCAACCGGACTGACCAGAGGAATTGATGCCCCCTTCGCCAGCGATTGCTTTCCCGGGATTGGTGGATTATCCCGCGTTATCATTTTTCCAGTCACTTCATCGCGGTACCGGATTTTTTTTCGCCTGTAACGCCCTGTATCGAACATGGCATTCTCCTGCCAGGCTTCAAGCTGCCCTTTTGTTGATCCACTCAAATCGGCGGTGGCAATCATGAGTTGCTCACGAACAAACTGTAAATACTGGTTATTCATGCGCACTCCAGTTCTGTGATTTTTATCCCCAACCGCCCACCAGGAACAAGCTGACCGCGCACAATATTAATTTCATCAAACTGCTCGTCGTCGATAAGCAACCCCGCATGTGTCAGTGCATCCAGTGGTGCTTTCAGGATATTGTCCAGGTCACGACGACGTTTATCCGGTGGCTCTGCAATCACCTTTATCGCCAGCCTTCCGGACAGGTTTAATTTCAGCCGCTGCTGGCGAACAATTAGCGCCACATCACGGCGATAACGCTCACCGGCTTTTGATACAAAATATGTGCTGCCACGACGTCGCCAGTAGGTGTTCACCGTTGGCGGGTAAGGCAAAACAAATTCTATGCGTTCGGTCATTTATGCTTTCCACTTCAGGACACCCGAATTTCTCGCGTGCATTAAAAAACGAATCAGCAACAACAGCTGGCTGCCGTGTTTTTCTTCAAAATCTTTTACCCCGGCGTGCAGTTCGTTATGACATTTACGGCACAGCGGAATAACAAACAAATCATCAGCCTTTGTTCCCATCCCTCCCAGTCCATGACCAATGATGTGATGCGGATCATCTGCCTGATTACCGCACGTCATGCATTTCTGCGTTTTTACCCAGCGCGTGTATACAGGCATCTCTTCCCGTTGTGGTTTCTGGCGCTGGAGATACTGAGCCGGTGACTCCGGATCAACGGCAATGCTTACCACCGTCTTTTCCTGTGGCGGGTTTTGCTGGTGGGCGTGAGGCAGTGGCGCAATACTTTTTGTGCGCTGCTTCAGCATGCTGGTGGCGGTCTGCTCTCCCGGCACGATGTCGCTCTCGCGGTATACTGAGCGAATTTTTTCCGCGCGTAATCCCAGCGAACGACGTAACACCGTCTCCGGTAGTGCGTCCGCTACGTTATTTATGGTTGCCCACCAGGATAATTCAGCCAGCGATAATTCCCGCTCCTGCGTGCCATTCATTGCGTGGCGGATGACATCAATCATCCATGCTGACAGGTTTTGGTGAGCAAGTTGCTCGAGTGATTCGGATGTCTGGTCACGCAGCTGGTTGTCGCAGTGCCAGCACAACACCATTGCGCCGGTACCATAACGGTGAATGACGGTTTCGCTGTGATGATAATCGCCGTGTGGCCACTGGCAGGATTTAATATGGCGCAACAGCCAGTCAGACAATGCACCAGCACCACCAGCAGCACGAATCACCCGTGCGTTACTGAAAAACGGCAGCAATGTTTTGTGTTCCACCAGCGGCTGGCGAACGGCAGGGACGACTCCGGATGGCAGGCCGCACATGCTTTTCGGTTCCGGCTCCACCAGCACTCGAGGATTGTGAAATACCTGCATGGATTCACGACCTGGCTTAAGGACCACCAGCCCGAGTTCCGGTACCAGAACGGGTCGAAGTAATACCCGCACGTTACCTCCAGATCCGTTGCTGGAATGTGCGGGACGGACGCGGTGGGCGTTCGGAGTAAGGGAGCCTGACATAGATTATCCAGTGACGATAATCGAGGCTGAGGGCTTTCTTAATCTCGTATCCGCGTCTGCGGTAGTTATGAATTAGCCATTCGGCCTGTTCTTCAGTACATGGTGGGTGTTGGTACCAGTCGGTTTTAAATGCGTGTGAACGCCGCCCGTGCCGGATGGCAAGGTCGGTATCAGAATTGTGAAATTTGGTTTTGTGCGCCATCGGTTGTCTCTGCTGGCGCAGCAGGTGCCAGTTGTTCAGGCTGGCGTGCGAATTGTAAACCAGAATGCCAGGAAAAAACAAAACCCGCCGAAGCGGGTTTTCATTGGAAGCACCTTTAGTTTTGCTGTTCTATTTTAAGCTTGATAGTTTCATACAAAACAATAGTTGCGCCTGTTTTACATAATTCCCGGCTGTCATACGCGCGAGACCAATAACACAACCAGTTCTCGAGATCTTCTCGAGTATAGGTTTTGCAGGCCAGTCCCTCTGCCATTTCCACGATTTCATCGCCTGGTGCTGTTAACTCATAGCCATTCAACAACAAGAAGACGTAACCAGCCATCATTGCTGTGCGCTTGTTTGCATTAGCGAATGGATGATTCTGAATCAGACTTTCAATCAATACCGATGCCAGTACAAACATGTCATTAGTCTGTTCATACCATCGAACCATGCTGGGACGGGCCTGAGAAGAACTTAAGTTATCTGGACTCAGAACACCAACGGGCTCATCTGGCGTCTGTAATTCAATTAGGGAATGATTGATTTCAACAAGATCATCAACCGTAAGGTAATGCACTCCTTCAACAATCTCAGCCATAGAGCACAATACCCATCATTACACTTTTGAAAGTTCTTCCATGGCTTTCTCATAACGAGAAAAACCGAAATCAAAAGCATTTTTCACTTGTTCACGATGTGCGCAGTTTTCATCAATCACTGGGCGAGGGACTGCCACAACGCTTTTATCGCGAGGCGGAATACTCAACCGCGTGTGTTTTTTGAGTGGGCAGCTCATACTAATGAGTCCTTTTGTTTTCCGATTATTGGCAACGCCATGCACCAAATTTGATGCAAAATAGATCTGTTTGAGATCCTTAGGATAGTCTAATGGTAGCTAAAATTACAACCTCATAATGCGACGAAAAACCCGCCGAAGCGGGTTAAGTGCGGGTGCGTTGAGGATGCCTGACACATCAGAGGCGGCGAGGGATTTCTCCCTCGCCTGGTCACTCTTACCCTCTAGATTCGTAGTCTACGAAGACAGCGACCTCCGTCTGGCCGGTTCGGATTCGTACCTCGCAGAGGTCTTTCCTCGTTACCAGTGCCGTCACTATGACGGTTAAACAGATGACGATAAGGGCGATTAACATCGCCTTTTGCTGCTTCATAGCCTGCTTCTCCTTGCCTTTCGGCACGTAAGAGGCTAACCTACATTTGTGAGACATAGATTGAGCCTCAGATTAATGTTAAGCGTCTTGCAGGACGCGTAATGTTAACTGGGGCTTTTCTCTATCTGCCTTTGGTGTTCATGCCTGAGACAGATAGCCTCAAGCACCCGCAGCAATTCTACTTAACTCCCCTTTCACTGCAAACCGTTTTTATCCCCAGCGGCAAATCGAATACACAACAAGTGCTACCGCCATTGCAATTCCTGTCGTTGTGAATGCCTCCGGCCAGGTTATCGTAAAACATCCTCCGCGCTTATCAGCCCATTCCGCTCCAGATACCCCATCGCCATATCCGGTAATTTGCAATCTGGTTTCGCTTTTTTCAACTGACTTACCAATTGTTTAACCAGCATTGTCAACTCTTCCTCATGTGAAAGTGATGCCGGTTGCGCAGCGTACAGGGGTTTTGGCGCAATGGCTGAGTGTTTTGCGTATGCCGCAACAGATTCAGCATTGAACAAAACCATATTGTGAGCACAGGACCATGCAACTGGCATTGCTTCAAGTGAGGCAAGCGCAATACGGGCAAGCGCAAGATCCATTTCAATGGCAACTCTTGAAGTCTTAAACACGGTCTGTCGCGCAGCAAATTCCATGGATTTCACACTTTCATTAGCATGAGCAATCAATTGCTCTCTGGTAAATTTCGTCATATTTTTCTCATCCAGTCCTGTCGCTATGCCTGCGCAACCATTACCCCACAATTACATCACAGGGGGTAATGGTTGCAATTCAGTGGCCACCGCGAGATTCACATCATTCACAATAAATCATAAAAATACACGCAATCACAGACCATAATAAAAGAACTGTTTCGGCCACAATCACAAGACCTTCCCACATTTCTTTTTCCCACACCTCCTGAAACCAGAGAATCGGCATATCGCCCCCCTCTGAAAAACAACCACATGCCCTAGCTTCTCCGCCAGAGCCAGTTCCGCTTTAGCGCCTGCTGACCGCTGCCAGCCTTGCAGCATGTAAATCGCATCCACGCAACGAATCATCGCCATGCAGATATCCATGTAGTGTGGCTGTGTCAGCCCGTCCGGAAGTACTGCCGGGTTCAAGACTGTATGCCCTTCCCGTTTCAGTTCCTCTTCCGCCTTGTGGAACGCCTCACGGTTGAAATTTTTATACCCGGTCATCGGACCAGCGATATAAACCCTCACCCTCACGCCATCACCTCCTGAAAATTACCCTGATAAAACGCCAGCACTCGCTGCATAACCTCACTCTTCCGGCACTCGCGACAGATTATGTTCAGACGCCTGTCGTAACGACGTATTTCTCCGTCGGGTAATGACCAGATAAGGTCAGGATCAACCACAACCGGTTTCTTCACCTTTGCCCTTGATAGTTTTTTACGGGCATTTTGCCAGTCCTTACGAGCCTGTTCAGAGGGAAATAACCCATAGCCAGAGTTGTATACATCGCCACTGGCAACCAGCTCTCTGGCAAGAACGCTCACCAGATATCTTGTCGCACCTGTCTTGGCTTCCAGTTGTCGTAACGTCTCGCGCCCACTCCGGCGTACCAGCTCAACAACCTGCCCTTTAATTTTTTCTCGCTCTTCTTGTGTAAATACTTTTGCCATAAGCGCCTCCGGCAATCACTTTTCCGACACAATATGACTGGAGGAATCGAAAATATGTCGAACAATATCCCGGTGCTTGTTCAGCTCCCGCAGCGCGGCGCAGACTCGTTCCCACTTCTGGGCATGACTTTTCGCCCGACGCAGTTCGCGGTTTGCCATATGCAGCGATGGTAAAACCAGGTCATCCGCTCGCGTTTCAGTAAACGATGGCAGCGACTGCACAATGTCCGCCACAGTTTCTGTTTTAATATCTTCCTGTGTTGCAGCCTCCTGTACTGGTAACGCAACACATGCAGGCTGAGGAAAGGCTTTACCATCAGTTTCCGCTACCGATGCTGCTTTCGGCTCTGCTGGTAAATTATCGCCCGGCATGCAGTAACGAAATTTACCGTCCTGATTTGCACGAATCAGGCGTCCTTTGCTGATTGCCATTGCCAGCGTTGAAGCCACTTTGCGTGATGTGGTACCAAACAATGTAGCCAGCTCATCAGCCGTTTGTGGTCCGTGTTGTTCAATCGTCGCGGTTAAATCGCACTCTGAGATTTTCGCTACTGTCGCCGTGGAGGTTTCTTCCGGCAGTTCTGCCTGCGCTGGCTGTTCCTGCTGAACGTTGTTATCAGCCACACGCCAGGTGTACGCGCTTTTATCAACGAAACCAGCCTTTTTCAGTTCCCATAGTTCGTTCAGCACTTCTTCACGACTGATATCAAGTCGCGCAGCAAGTTCTATGGATGTGGCTTTTCCCATTGCTTTCAGTGCGTCAAAAACGGTTTCCATTAAAATTTCCTCCGGACAAAATTACTTCACAACCCTCAGGTGCCTGACATTCGAACGCCAGCTCTCCCAGTTAAAATTCACCCAGCGACCACCGTTCATGACCATGCGGTCCATTACACGCTCACCAAGAAGCGTACTCATCGCTACGTGGTTCAGGTTTGTCAGCATTCCGACACTGCGCATCGAAGCCGTTCTGCGGTCGACTATCTGGTTCAGCGTGACCTGCTCGTTGCGCGTATCCCGCTGCATTCCGATTTCATCCAGGACAAGCAGGTCAACATCACACAACCCCTGTAAAAATTTTTCGCCTGAGTTTTTGTTGTCGTAGCTGTTGTGTAACGCCAGCATCACATCAGCCACCGTTATCACAATCACGCTGCGACCTTTCGCCAGAAGATGATTACCAATGGCGGCTGCAAGGTGGTTCTTTCCGGTACCCGGCTTACCGCTGAACACAAAATTCGTGCACCCGGTCATCAGTTCGTCAGCGATGGATTTTGCCTGGCTCAGCGCGTGTTTTTGCCCGTCATTCTGCACCTGATAATTCGCAAACGAGCATTTGCTGTGCAGAGGCTGGATGCCCGAACGATTCAGGATTTTCTCCACCCGCAACTGGCGATTCTGGCGGTTGATCTCCTCGCTACGTTTTCGCCCTTCTGCCAGTTGCCACTCGCGCCACTCGTCCACTGTCCGGTACGGCGCGATTACATGCTGCGGGGCCAGCTTACGGATACGCTCAAGAACACCACCTGCCGCGATATTTTTCATGGCCCGTTACCCCCTGAACCCCGGCGGAATTTCGGTATCCGGCTCAGAAATATGATTCACACAACGCTGTACAGACGAACGCCCCAGGCGGATAACCAGTTCATCCCATTTTTCGCGAAGCTTTGACGGACTCATGATATTTTTTACCCAGAATGGATCCCGCTGCACCCGACCAAACATTTCACAAATTTGTCTGTGAGTTCTGCCATCCAGCATCCGCATTGTGCGCACGTCGTTGGCCCATGCGGTCCAGTTGGGTTCTTTCGGTCGCGAAATCTCGCCATCATCGCTGGCGGCCTGCTCGTAAAGACTCACGATTCGCCCCCAGATCCACTGCGCACACGCTAAATCTTCCTGGCTACCCCACTGGCGTTTTTTCGCACTGAACACAATCGCGTCAGGGTGTCGGGTTAAAAAATCCTGTTCAGCCGTCTGCATGTCCGGTTGCGAAGCTTTCGGACGAAAAGATCTTTTATCTGACGGATCAGGTTTTAATACTGACGGATCGGGGCCAACCATCGCCCCCCTAACCGGCTGTTTTTTATCAACGGTTGATCCATCAAAATTTGACGGGTCAACCGTTGAGGGGTCAATATTTGACGGGTCATTTTTTGCCTGGCTAATTTTTCTTTTCGGTTTATATGCCTCACGCGCTGCCGCTGCTGCTGCTTCGAGTTTTTCCACATTAAGACGGTAGATATTGCTTTCATTACGCCCACCGACCTTACGTTCCTCCTTCGTCAGCCAGCCGTTCTTTTCCAGTTCTGCTATCGCAGCTTTAACCGTTGATTCACTCTTTGCCCCAATCTGACGACGAATGGTCTCCACTGCAGGCCATGACACACCTTCGTCATTGCTGTAATCTGCAAGGCGAGCCATAACTGCCACCCTGGATAAGATCATGCCGGTGAAGGCACACCCTTCCCAGACAAGACCATGAAGCTTGCTGCTCATAAAAAACTCCGAACACCGTGCTTTTAGTGCATCACCAAGGCATTTCCTGCCGGGCCACCACGATTCATCTGATTGAAACCAGCGATCGCCACTGCGACAAAATCATCAGCGTCTCTCACCAGTCGTTCCCGCATCTCCACCAGCTCCCGAAAATAAGCTGAACTGTGGCTGCGCATTCTGGCCACCAGCAAAGGTGGCATTGCTTTTTCGATAGCCGGTAACAACGCCTGAATTTTTTTAACCGCATCAGGAGTATCTTTCTCCACCCAGCGGAAAATTTTCTGAGTATTGCGAGCCAGGGCTTCCGGATGGCTGTCGTCATACAGTTCCGGGAACGTCATACCCAGCTCAAAATAAGCCCGGGTTATTTCAGCTGCCGGAACTTTTTCACCGTCCGGATGCGCCCAGGCATTCATCGCCATGCGGATGTGTTCATGCTTGATTTTCATGAATCAAGCTCCTAGAAAGTGGTTGTGTTAACGTTTTGGTATCTTCCAGCTCGGGCCAAATATTCATCCAATCAAAAGGCCTTAGTTGCTGACGTGTAACTTCACCATTACTGGCTCGCTCAATAAGGACACATAACGATGCCCCTAACACTTGACCTTTACTCAATGCCTTTCTTAGATAACCGATGCTGGTACCACACTCGCATGCAAACATACGCTGTTCATCTGACGAAAGAGAATTGAGAAATATTCTTAATTCTTCCATAGCGACTCCTTAGTAAACACAGTAAAGAATACCCACAGGTAAACAAAAGTCAATACCCACAGGTTGTTTACCTTGCGGTAATCGCATCTATTATTTACCTATGGACAAATATGAATTTAGACGACAGCAACTCATCAAAATTCGTGATGAGAAATGCGATGGTAAAGCGGTTAACGTGGCCAGAAAGATCGGGCGCGAGCCTTCTTATGTATCAAGAATGTTGTACCCAGAGGGGAAAAAGGGAAAAAAACGGATCGCTGATGATATGGTGGAGATTATCGAAGAGTCCTTTGGGTTACCCCGGGGATGGATGGATGGTATCGTTTCATCATCAACGAACACAGCCTCCAGTTATGAAACAAGGGTTCTAACGCCACGACAACGTATTTTTTTAGATCTCTTAGACGAACTGCCAGAAAGTGAAGCGGATAACTTATTAAAAACTCTTGAAGAGAAAAAACAGTATTACAATATGATCTACGAAGAAATCCGTAAAAAGAAAGCACAAAACGCATCATAGCTCACCAAACAACTAGTCACCAGTTAAGACACCGCAAAAAAGTTACCCATGGGTATTTACTTTTTAAATACCTATGGGTATCCTTCTTTTCATACCAACCCACCCCGCCCACAGAACGCAGGGCAATACTTCGAGTTACCAGGCAGTGGTCAGGGGTTAAGTAGCCAGCCCGAGGCGTAAGAACATGACGGCAGGGTTCAACTTTAATAACTATGCAGCAGGTTTTTGTTCCGCCACCCCGGCGTTAAGGGGAAATGAGGTCAACATGGATACTATCGATCTTGGCAACAACGAATCTCTGGTGTGCGGCGTGTTTCCCAACCAAGACGGCACGTTCACCGCGATGACGTATACCAAAAGTAAAACGTTTAAAACCGAAGCTGGCGCGCATCGCTGGTTAGCAAGAAACTCTGACTGATGAGGTTGACGATGGAATTTAAAGATTTACCTACTTCAATCCAGGAGATTGCAGCACACACACTTCGTCATCGTCTGAACGAACTTGCATTGGAATCGGTAACGAAAAAAGACACTGATAATATAGCTCGTAATGTGCGCGATGCGTTTACCGGATTGTATTTCTGTGCGTCTGTAAATAAACACGACTCAGATAGTGTGGCAAATAAAATTGCAGAAACGACAGCGCAAAACATCAATACGAAACCAACGGAAGAAGAAATTGATCAGTTTGCTCATGATGCTGGTTTAAAAAACAAGAAAGAAAAATCGCCATATGCGGGGAACATGTTTGTTTATGACAATCTCATCAGAATTCGTGGCGAAATTCCGGCGGAATACCTGGCAAGAGTCCATCAGGCATTGCTTAAAAATCTGGAAACAGAATTATTTGATGGCAACACTAACGGTTTCTTCATGGTATCAGGCCTTGAGAAAGACTGGGATGCAGAAAAACGCTGGAATGTTGCTACATGGTTATTCAGTAACAGAGCCGCTGCCCTGGAAGCTTCGGCATGTATTTGCGGCCTGTTCTTAACAGACCACAAATATAACCTGGATGTGTACAGTTATATTTACGCTGAACACGGTCCGCTCTGGATTGACTGGTAATTATAAGGAAACACCAGCAGGGCCGCGGCGACCAACAGAACGATTAAAATCAATAATGCCATTATAAAGGACATTATTTAATTTATCGTCGAATGCTGATTCTGTTAGCCTCAACTCTGAATGAGTTTTTAATAACCCTGATTGCCTGAGTTGATTTACCAGGCATTCAATCTGTTTTTCAATAAGCGGATTTCTTTTTTTGTTTGGCATTTTATCCTCCATTGAGGTTCTGGGTTAAAAATGGAGACCAACACGCTGCCACGTGTGGTCGTGCGCCGGACACGGATAAGAATCCGGTACTGACAGTTTACTGAAAGGATATATCCCTGAAAAGCCAGAGCATAACGCGAAAGCGCACGGCGAAATTGGTCTCTCTGTACGGTGTCGTTAAATTTAATTCGACCGTGCGCTTCCGGTTGTGGCACTCCGCGAAATGGCGCGGCGGTAAGTATGGCGGGGTTATTCCTTCCCCGTTGAGGACACCGGGTTGTCAGGTTGACCATACGCTTAAGTGACAACCCCGCTGCAACGCCCTCTGTTATCAATTTTCTGGTGGCGTTTGGCGGTATCAGTTTTACTCCGTGACTGCTCTGCCGCCCTTTTTAAAGTGAATTTTGTGATGCGGTGAATGCGGCTAAGCGCACGCGGAACAGTTAAAACCAAAAACAGTGTTATGGGTGGGTTCTCTGTATCCGGCGTTAATTGTTAACTGGTTAACGTCACCTGGAGGCACCAGGCACCGCATCACAAAATTCATTGTTGAGGACGCGATAATGGAAACGTTATTACCAAACGTTAATACGTCTGAAGGTTGTTTTGAAATTGGTGTCACTATCAGTAACCCAGTATTTACTGAAGATGCCATTAACAAGAGAAAACAAGAACGGGAGCTATTAAATAAAATATGCATTGTTTCAATGCTGGCTCGTTTACGTCTGATGCCAAAAGGATGTGCACAATGAATTCAGCATTTGCGCTTGTTCTGACAGTTTATCTTGTTTCCGGAGAGCCAGTTGATATTGCAGTCAGTGTTCACAGGACAATGCAGGAATGTATGACTGCAGCAACCGAACAGAAAATTCCCGGTAACTGTTACCCGGTCGATAAAGTTATTCACCAGGATAATAACGAAATCCCGGCAGGTCTTTAAAACAGTTCCGTAATAAACATCCGATTTCATTCTTATATGCCAGCAATGGCAGGGATTTGTTCATCCTTAAATCTGTAATGAGGTTAAAACAAAATGAGTAAAGTCTTTATTTGCGCCGCCATTCCGGACGAACAGGCAATAAAGGAAGAAGGTGCAGTCGCTGTAGCCACTGCCATTGAAGCTGGTGATGAACGTCGCGCCCGCGCAAAATTTCACTGGCAATTCCTGGAACATTATCCGGCTGCTCAGGACTGCGCTTATAAATTTCTTGTTTGCGAGGATAAACCCGGTATACCCCGCCCTGCCCTCGATTCCTGGGATGCTGAATATATGCAGGAAAACCGCTGGGATGAGGAGTCTGCTTCCTTTGTCCCGGTTGAGACTGAATCAGATCCGATGAACGTCACTTTTGACAAGCTGGCCCCTGAAGTACAGAACGCTGTCATGGTTAAGTTCGACACATGTGAAAATATCACCGTTGATATGGTGATTAGCGCGCAGGAATTGTTGCAGGAAGACATGGCAACATTCGACGGACATATCGTTGAAGCGTTGATGAAAATGCCAGAAGTTAACGCCATGTATCCGGAGCTTAAGCTGCATACCATCGGGTGGGTTAAGCATAAATGTAAGCCTGGTGCCAAATGGCCCGAAATTCAGGCAGAGATGCGCATCTGGAAAAAACGTCGCGAAGGTGAACGCAAGGAAACCGGAAAATACACGTCTGTTGTTGATCTCGCCCGCGCCAGAGCCAATCAACAGAACACTGAAAATTCAACAGGAAAAATCAACCCGGCCATTGCTGCCACTCATCGCGAATACAAGCAGACATGGAAAACACTGGATGATGAACTGGCCTACGCTCTGTGGCCTGGTGACATTGATGCCGGAAACATTGACGGCAGCATCCATCGCTGGGCAAAAAATGAAGTTATCAACAACGACCGCGAAGACTGGAAGCGTATCTCGGCATCAATGCGCAAACAGCCTGATGCCCTTCGCTACGACCGCCAGACTATTTTTGGCCTTGTCCGTGAGCGTCCGATCGACATTCACAAAGACCCTGTGGCACTGAACAAATACATTACTGAATACCTGACTACAAAGGGCGTGTTTGAAGATGAAGGAACAAATCAGATCGCAACTGATACTCTCTCGTCGCCAGTACCAGAAACTGATGCAGTGGAAACGGCAATTCCGGACAACGAAAAAACCGAATGCAAAGTGGAAGTCGAACCATCTGTAGAGCGTGAGGGGCCGTTCTACTTCCTCTTCACCGACAAGGATGGCGAAAAATACGGTCGCGCAAACAAACTTTCTGGTCTGGATAAGGCACTGGCTGCCGGGGCTACTGAAATCACGAAAGAAGAATATTTCGTCCGCAAAAACGGTACATACTCAGGTTCACAACAAAATACTGGTGCATCTGACACGACCGCACAACCAGGGCCGGTAAAAGTTACCGCTGACGAAGTAAACAACATTATGCAGGCAGCCAATATCAGCCAGCCTGACGCCGATGAACTGCTTGCAGTATCACGTGGTGAATTTGTTGCAGGGATTAGCGATCCGAATGATCCGAAATGGGTGAAGGGGATTGAAACCCGCGATTCTGTGAACCAGAACCAGCAAGAAACGGAACAGAACGGCCAGAAAGCGGAACAAAACAGCCCAAATACTCAACAAAACGAACCAGAAACGAAACAACCTGAACCAGTAGCGCAACAGGAACCGGAAAAGATCTGCACCGCCTGCGGTCAGAGCGATGGCGGCAACTGCCCTGATTGTGGCGCGGTGATGGGCGACGCAACATACCAGGAAACATTCAATGAAGAGAATCAGGTTGAAGTTCAGGAAAATGATCCGGAGGAAATGGAAGGCGCTGAACATCCACACAAGGAGAATGCTGACAGGTATCAGGACCACGCCAGCGATAATGAAACTGGCGAGGCGACAGCTCCCTTAATTAATGTGAACGGTCATCACGAAATCACATCCACCAGCAGAGTGTGGCACCATCTGATGATCGACCTTGAAACGATGGGAAAAAATCCTGATGCGCCAATCAACTCTATTGGCGGTAAGTTTTTTGATCCAGTAACCGGAGAGATGGGGCCGGAATTTAGCAAGACCATCGATCTGGAAACAGCTGGCGGAGTCATTGATCGTGACACCATTAAATGGTGGCTTAAGCAATCACGCGAGGCGCAATCTGCCATTCTGACCGATGAAATCCCGTTAGATGATGCACTACTGCAATTGCGGGAATTTATCGCCGAAAACTCCGGTGAATTTTTTGTTCAGATCTGGGGAAATGGAGCCAACTTCGACAACACGATTTTGCGCCGTTCATACGAACGGCAGGGGATCCCCTGCCCGTGGCGTTACTACAACGATCGCGATGTACGCACAATCGTTGAGCTGGGGAAAGCCATAGGCTTCGATGCCAGAACGGCTATTCCATTCGAAGGTGAGCGCCATAATGCACTTGATGACGCTCGTCACCAGGCAAAATACGTTTCAGCTATCTGGCAAAAACTGATCCCGAATCAGGCTGATTTTTAATGTTCAACCGTCGCCAGTTGTCGTTGGTATTCTGCAACTGGCGCGTTCCGGAGTGATAGCCATGAGCGAACAGTACCTGATAACGCTCGACGAGTGGAAACCAAAACGGTTCAGTCTCCCAATAACAAACACTACCCTGGTGAAATACGGAAAACTAGGATACATCGTTCCAAGACCACAAAAAATTCGTGGGCGTTGGCTGATAGATCGCCGGGCAGTATTTGTTGGACCTGGTGAAACGGGAATTGCGCCAGAAATTCATACTGGCGATGATAATGCACTGAAGGAGATTTTAACTCATGTCACCGAGGCCACGAAAAAACAGCACTGACGTAGCCGGTCTTTACGAAAAGTTTGATCGCAGAACTGGCAGGGTTTACTACCAGTATAAAAACCCTGTGACTGGAAAATTTCACGGTCTCGGAACAGACAAAGGCAAAGCAGAAAAAATCGCTTCCACAGCCAATCAGCGAATAGCTGCAGCAGAAGCTGAATATTTCATGCGCAAAATTGATGAAAGTCCGTCAGCAACAAAACGTCGGGGTATCAGATTAAAGGCATGGGTTGATCGATATCTGAAAATACAGGACACGCGACTGAAAAATGGAGATATTGCAGCTACAACTCACAAAGAAAAAACTCGAATGGCTGCATACCTGGTTTCCCGTCTGGGAAACCACCCATTGAAAGAACTGGAAGTAAGAGACTTTGCATTAATACTGGATGAGTGGCTGGATAAAGACATGGTCAGTACAGCGAGAGTAAATCGCGGATTATGGGTTGATATTTATAAAGAAGCACAGCATGCAGGGGAAGTTCCTCCTGGATGGAATCCTCCGGAGGCCACCCGTAAACCGATCCCTAAAGTAACCAGAGCCAGACTCACCCTGGAAGACTGGCAAAAAATTTACAACGCAACGCCTGAAAAACACTTTATCCGTAACGCAATGCTCCTTGCGATTGTTACTGGTCAGCGCCGTGATGACATTTGCCACATGCGTTTTTCAGATGTGTGGAACGAACACTTGCATATCACCCAGGGAAAAACCGGAATGCGTCTGGCGTTACCGCTTACACTACGCTGTGATGCTATTGGGATAACGTTAAAAGAAGTTATTGATGGGTGCCGAGACAGAATATTAAGTCCATATCTAATCCATAGTCGGCACCAGAAACAACCAAAGCCGATGAGTAAAGACAACCTGAGCGACTACTTCGCCAAAGCACGGGATCTGGCTGGGATAATTCCACCAGCAGGAAAAACTCCGCCAACATTTCATGAACAACGCTCCCTGTCAGAACGACTGTACCGTGCGCAGGGTATTGATACAAAAACATTACTGGGACATAAAGTTCAGGCAACCACCGATCGTTATAACGATACTCGTGGTCAGGAATGGGTTAAATGGGTTAAATTGGTTATTTAATAAGATATTTGCCATAAAAACATAATTGCCATCTTGAATGTATACTGATAGTATGATTCGAATTTAAACTTGCACTGTCGTTTAACTTATGCGGGAGAATAGGAGATTTACTATGCTTTGTATTTCTTATCAGCACAATGAAATTCTCCCATAGTAATGAATAACATTAGTACACAGATATCATAAATTAATAACATCCGCATTAAAATATGTTGAAAAATCTGATTTATACTTTGATAAACTTAACAATGAATGATGTAACTCCCTTTTGAACCACTTATCCTGGTTAATTCCTAAAGCCACTAGCTTATCAAAAGGATTAGATGAAGATATAAAATCTCGCTTAAAATCTGCAACTCCAGATGTCTTGCATTTACAAAACGAAGCGATCAATTTATTTAAAGTTACAGAGCAGCAATACGCGATTTCCTCTTCGAAATTTCTGGTCTGTTGCAATAAAAAAATCGAATGTTTTCTGCTTGCTAAGTAATTAACATTCTGAATAAATCTATCAACCCTATCAATAACATCACTATCAAAAACAACTATTAAATCACAATTTTTAGGTATGTTAACTGCATATTTCTTTATATCATCAACCCAAAAATTCTTCTTGACAATTTTTTTGAATTTAATCAAACCTTTTTGCTTCATCTTTTGAAACAAGGCATACTCTGTTTCACCTTCAACAAAAATAATTTTTGCGTTCTGATTTTTTGACAT